GACTGCACCTTGGATTGCCAAGATAGATGACGAGTTCTATCCTGCTAAATATTATTTTACTGTAGACTACACAGATAGTGAAGTAGCTGATGATCCTGCTCAACATAAACAATCTCACGTCCTTGAGTTGTTGGATGCAGGGGAATATACTGGTAACATGGTTGCGTTACCCAATAATAGAGTGAGAGTAACTCACCCTGCATGGTTTGAAATGGGAGAGGGCGCACCTGATTTTAAGCCCAATCAAAATATATTTCACTCGAAAGAAGACGTGAATTACGTTTGGGATACGCAACGAGTGTTTAATAATTTATATAGCGAAGGAGATGAATAGCTATGGCAATGCATAAAAAGAAAGGCATGGCACGTGGAGGCATGAAGAAAAAAGGTATGGCTCGTGGTGGTATGAAAAAGAAAGGTATGGCACGAGGCGGCATGAAGAAGAAGGGTTACGCAAAAGGTGGTTCTGCTATGATGACACTTGCAAAAATTCGTGCAGCAGCTAAAGCCAAAGGCTATAAGCTGGTAAAAGTGTAAGGAGGGTTTAATATATGTCACTATCAGTAACACGAGAGGAAGGTATTGAGGTTTATCAAAACCCAAACATTTCTTTTACAACAATGAAACGAACAGTAACTAGTCTTACTGATGCAACTAAAACAGTAACAGCAGCAGAATCAGGCACAATTTTTACTCTGAATCGTGCTGCAGGTATTGTGGTAACACTTCCTGCTGCAGAGGCAGGATTGTATTATGACTTTCATATTGGAACAACAGGCACATCAAATAGCTACACTATTTCTGCTGCAAGTGATGCAGATACTATGCAAGGTGTAATTTTGCATATGGATAAAGATGATGTAGGTACTGCAGTTGCTCTTAATGAAAATGTAGATACAAATGGTTTTAACGTACCTGCTGCCGCAGACCATCAGTTGATTTTAAACTCAGATGCAGATGGACGTTTTCTTGGTGGTTACGTAAGTTGCGTGGCTATCACTGATGCTATTTGGATGGTAACAGGACATCTATTTGGTGATGGTACTGTAACCCATAACTTTGACTAAATGAGGTCATAGTAATTTAAAACAGTTGCAATCCTATCATAACGGGGTTGCAACATTGTGCATTTTATGTTATAACTAAATATGTTATAACTATCTCTAGTAAGTTGAGGCTTACAAATTAAGGAGATAGAAATGCTAAAAAGAATATATAATTATTTAAAAAAATCACAAGAAAATAGAGTTGCTTATTGGCAACTGCAAAATATGTCAAATAGGGCATTAAAAGATATAGGGATAAGTCGTGGCGAAATCTACCAGAAAATCTACGGTGAACAAAGCTGGAAACTATACTAAGCCAGCCATGCGTAAAAGACAGTTTGCCAGAATAAAAGCTGGCAGCAAAGGCGGTAAACCTGGACAGTGGTCAGCTAGAAAAGCTCAAATGCTGGCCTCTGCTTATAAAAAAGCAGGAGGGGGATACAAATAATGATGCGTTATTTAAAAAGACTTTGGTGTGCTTTAATTAATCGTAAGTGTAATCCAGAGTGTGACTGTTGTTAAATGGCCCTAAAAAAATCTCAAAAAAGTCTAAAGGATTGGACTAAACAAAAGTGGAGAACTAAGAGTGGCAAGCCCAGCGCTAAAACGGGAGAACGTTATCTCCCTACTGCTGCTATTAAGTCTCTCAGTGCTGCTGAGTATGCAGCTACTTCAAGAGCCAAACGAAAAGGCACGAAGGCAGGTAAGCAGTTTGTGGCTCAACCTAAAAAGATCGCAAAGAAAACTGCTAGATTTAGAAGGACTTAAACCGTGAATATAAGTACAGGTTTATTAGATTATTTGCCTTTGCCACAAATGCCTTTTAATAAAACAAAAACAACAGAGTCTACAACTAAACAAGAAATAGTTGAGGCTTCAAAAACAGCCATGGATAAAAAAGCAGATAAATATAGGTATGAGGATGCATATGCATATCATCCACACAATAAAAACAAAATGTATCCTAGACAGGGACGCAATGTAGACTTTGTTGTGGCATAGGAAAATAGTATGGCAAGTACAATAATAGATGACTATAAAATATTTCCAAGACTAATGATGTTAGTTGTAACTATATTAACATATCAATCTGTTCATTGGTATATGTCTTTACCCGATCCTACTAATGGACAAGCAGGACTTGTATCTGTTTGTATGGGAGCTTTAACAGGATGCTTTGGCATCTGGATGAACAAAGAAGCTAAGACTGATAGAGGTGCTAAGTAATGTATGTAATTGTTTTAGTAATGTTTTTGAATGGAGGTCATAAGATAGCTTCAGATCAAATATTATATTCAAATCAAGAAATGTGTGAAGTTGCAGAGATAGTATTACTGCAGAAACTGGAGGCTTCTAAACCCACTCCAGACTCTTTTGTGATAACTAAGTGTGTAGAAATGTCTTTTGCCAAAGAATCAAAAGGAATAGCATTATGATCCAAGCATTAATAGGGCCAATAGCAGAACTAGCTGGTGGTTGGTTAAAAGGTAAAGCAGATGTACAAGCTGCAGCAAGTAATCTTAAACTTGTAGAGGCAGAGGCAAAAGCAACTATAATGAAGTCAGCCGCAACATCTGAGGCTGATTGGGAAAAAATTATGGCACAAGGAAGTCAGTCTTCGTGGAAAGACGAGTGGCTGACAATTTTATTTTCAATACCTCTTGTACTTGTGTTTACAGGAGATTGGGGTAGAGAGATAGTTGCTAATGGTTTTGTAGCACTTGAGTCTATGCCAGAGTGGTATCAATACACACTTGGAGTTATTGTGGCTGCTAGTTTTGGTGTAAGGTCAGCTACTAAGTTTTTTGGGAGAAAAAAATAATGGCAGAAAAAAAGAAAAAAATAAAACCTTTTAAGACTGCGGCAGGTGCTCAACAGTTTATACGTAACTTTGATCTTGAAAATATAACTAAATCAACACGGTCTGAAATAAATAAAATGAAAGAAATTTTTAAAAAAGAATATAAAAAATTAGGCAATGATAAATTTAAAGAAAAATACGCAGGTAAAACTCTTGCTCAAGTAGAGGCAATGCTTATGGCTATGAAAAGTGCTCAAATGGCAGAAGGGTTTAAAAAAGAATTTGGAGAAGATAGCTCTTCTAAAATGTTTGAGGGGTTTGAAAAAAGTGCTTTAAAACTTGAAAAAAAACAAGGTGAAATAGAAAAAAAATATCAAAAGAAAAAAGAAAAAAATAAAAAAGCTAAAGGTGGTATGATAGACTATCGTAAAGGTGGTCTTGCATATAAAACTGTAGATACAGGAATGTATAGGAAAAAATAAATGGCGTTTAAATTAAGTGCAAGAAGTATTCGTAAACTAGAAGGTGTAGAAAAAGATCTTGTAGCTGTAGTTATGGAAGCTATTAAGTTAACTAAGGTAGACTTTGGTGTGACCTATGGACTACGTACACTAGAGGAACAACAAAAATTATTTGACTCTGGCAGATCACAAACTATGAAGTCTAAACATCTTGATGGTAGAGCCGTAGATGTTGTAGCATATTTTGGTTCTGATATTTCTTGGGAACTAAATGTGTATGATGATATCTGTGATGCATTTGCAGAGGCAGCTAGACGTATATCAATTCCTGTCAAGTGGGGTGCAGCTTGGTCAGAGGGTGATATTAGAATGTATCAAGGGACTGCAGAGGACGCAATGAATAACTATATAGACTTGCGTAGATCACAAGGACGCAGACCTTTTATTGATGCACCACATTTTGAGATGATGTAATGGCTAGAAAATTAACAGAACAACAACAAAAGTTTTTAGATGCATTGTTTGATCAGGCAGCAGGTAGTGTGGCTCAAGCTAAAAAACTAGCTGGCTATGCTGAGACTACATCTACTACACACATTGTTAATAGTTTAAAAGAAGAGATACTTGAAGCTACACAAATGTATATGTCACGTAATGCACCACGTGCAGCAGTTGCAATGGTAGGAGCACTAATGGACCCAACAGAGTTAGGTATACGTGATAAGATGCAAGCAGCAAAAGAGTTGTTAGACCGCACAGGTCTTGTTAAGACAGAGAAAATGCAAGTGGAAGCAAAGGGTGGAGTTATGCTTATGCCACCTAAACAGGTAGAAGAAGATTGATTAAAACAGGACGTTGGAAATTACCTCAACCAACAGATATACAAGAAGACAATGAGTGGATAGAAATCCCTCGCATCGCACGAACTGTCCCGTTTGGCTATGAACTACACCCTGAAGATAATGATGTTCTAGCACCTATACCCGACCAGCTAGATAAGTTACAACAGGCTAAGAAATATTTAAAGCAATATTCATATCGTGAAGTTGCTAACTGGCTATCTAAAAATACAGGTAGGTATATTTCTCATGTAGGATTAAGGAAGCGGCTTGATAATGAGCGAACAAGGAACAACAAAGCTAGAAGCCTACGCAGATGGGCAGAATATGCGAAAAAGGCAATTGCCAAGGCGGAAGCCCTTGAACAAAAAAGAATCGACAGTAAAAAGAAAGAGGACAGCGCAGACGCAGCCTAACACTATATTAACTGAAATACCTGTAGAAGAACAGCACAACGTAGTTTTTAAACCTAACGATGGCCCCCAGACAGACTTTCTTGCAGCAGGTGAACGTGAAGTATTATATGGTGGTTCGGCTGGTGGTGGTAAGTCATACGCAATGTTAGCTGATCCTCTACGATATATGGGACATCCAGATTTTTCAGGGTTACTTTTACGTCATACCACAGAAGAACTTAGAGAACTTATATTTAAATCACAGGAGATGTACCCTAAGATTTGGAAAGGTATTAAGTGGTCTGAACGAAAAATGCAGTGGACCGCGCCCTCTGGTGCGAGATTGTGGATGTCCTACCTAGACAGGGAAGATGACGTCCTGCGATACCAAGGTCTAGCATTTAGCTGGATAGGCTTTGACGAGTTAACTCAGTGGCCTTCACCCTTTTCGTGGAACTACATGAGATCACGTCTACGGTCCACTGCACCCGACCTGCCCGTATACATGAGGGCAACTACCAACCCAGGAGGTCGGGGCCATCATTGGGTCAAAAAAATGTTTATTGATCCTGCACCGCATGGAGAGTCTTTTAATGCTACGGATATTGAAACGGGTGAGGTTTTACGTTATCAGATCGGAA